ATCGCTGCCGAAAATATCAACTACAGACCCCCAGTCGTCTTTACCAACAGTCGGATCACCAAGTGCACCTTTGAGGAGATTATTACGTCTTTCAGCAGATTTGTTGATAATACCGCCGAATAAATCAGACAATCCTGTAAAGAACTTCTTAGATTCGTCGAAATCACCAACGATGAGCTCCCAAGTCTGAGCCCAACCGGACTGAGCAGACTCCTTAAGAGTGTCGAATAACTGAGTGAATGTCTTTACCTCAGTAGCTGCGTTAACAGCTGTCTCAGCAAGCTTGGTGATTTCCTTAGCCTGTTTTTCAGTGTAACCCTGAGCGATAAGATCCGCTTCGGTATACGCTCCGGATAACTGAGTAAGTGTCTCCGTCAATACTTCAGCAGTAAGCCATTCGCCCTGGGTAAGAGATTCGCGGAACGAACCATACTTCTTAATCATTCCGTCAACATCTTTACCCATCTGCTTAGCAGTCCGCTTCAAGGCGTCTTGAAATACCTGACCACCCATACCCGCATTAACAACCGAGTTCCAGTCCATAAGGGATACTTTACCAGCGGCCAATGCCTGAGAAAGCTGATACATCGCAGTACTTGCCTGTTGACTCGTAGAACCAGAAACCGCCGCTAAGTTAGCGATACCCTTAATAGCAGTGGTCGATTTATCCAAGCTAACACCAGCTGCGGTAAACGTACCAATATTACGAGTCATCTCTTGGAAATTGTAGATGGTCTTATCTGCGTATGTATTAAGATCATCCAGTGCTGCTGTTACATCCTCGAGGGTCTTACCCTCTTTCTGAGTATTAGCAAGGATGGTCTGAACCGAACCCATCTTAGTTTCATATTCGCTGAAGCCGGAACTGATCGGGTCTATTGTTAAAGCCTTTGCCATGTTGGTAGCGTGACGCTGAACACTATTCGTGATGTTGCGAAGCGCCTGGTCTGCCATAGTGTACATAGCGTTAAATTTAAGACCCACTGTATTCGCCGCTGAAGAGAGTGGACTCAGATCAACTCGTCTAGCAGAAGCGCTTATGTTCTCCATGCCTTTAGTAGCGCCTGATAAGTTCAAACTCTGCTTGAGTTTATCGAGAGTCGACATAGTCGTCCTAACGTTCGATTCGAAGTGCTTATTATCGAACCGCATCTCGACTATTCTTTGATCAATAGTTGTACTCATAACTTAGTTACCTCCTCCCAGGCGCTAGCTGTAATTCTGTCAAATATCGGACGAATGGCCGGTTTGATGTAGTCTCTACCTTGAACCCATCCTCCGTTTTTAGTTCCGTGACCATAGTACAAAATTATGGCAATTGGAACTCCATTTTGAATATTTGTGTTGTTGAAACTGATCGTTATCGAATTAGGCGACCGACTAATCTTGTACTCCCACGAAGCAGCGGTCAATCCAGTATCGACCGGAGTCGCAGACGCAAGGGCTTTTACGCCTTCACGTCCGTACTTATCCAGATCGCCAAGACGAACAGCGTTCTTAACTTTTGTCAAGTAATTAGCTGACTTAGAAAAGTCACCCTTGTGTCTGAAACTTATCATGTCGTTATCCCTTTCAAACGATAGTCGCGTAGTCCATAGAAATCCAACCGGCACCAGACTTAAGACAACCCCAAAGAGTGTTAGAACCCTTACCGACTTTAAGTTCAGTAATCGTGAATGTTCCAACTCCAGTAGTTTCTCCGGTTTTAGTGTAGTTAGTTCCTGGGCCCGTACGAATATTCAAATCGTGGATGCTAACTCGTACTTTGAGTGGGGTGTCTAGAATCGTACAATAATTCGCGTTACCCAACCAAATGTATCCAGCTCCAGAAGCAAGTTTACCCCAACCCCTGTTGGATACTTCAGTAATCGTGAAGATACCTTTACCGGTCTGACCGACGATATTATCAGCCATCGTAGGAGTCGAGCGAATATTAAGATCCGGGACCAAAACCTTTACAAAGAACGGTGCTGCTGGGACGTGCGCTTCCGGAACCACTTCAGATTCGGTGGAACTGTCAAGACGCTTAAGGAAGTCCTTCCATTTAGCATTACCTGAAATCTTGTAATACTGGTTGATGTCGTCGCCAACGAATGGTCTCGGGCACAGCTTTCTACCACTGTGAACGTCATAGTGACGAATGACATGATCGACTTTAATTCCGTATCTGGACATAATATCTTTCACCAACTCGACAGCATAATCGATCGTCTGCGGTTCAATGTACAGATCGGTTTCTCTACCCGTCAGCTGACTCGCTTTCATACCAGACATAGATTTGCAACACAGCTCGATACCGATACTGTTAGCGTTTCTACAGTCTGTCAGATAAGTAGAGTTAGCCCACTTACCGCAATGACCGGCAATATCTTTCTCACGAACGCCACGCCAAATACCTTTCTCGTCGACGAAATAATGGGCTGAAACGCCATTCGTATCTCCAGACTGGTAGTAACTAGCATTAGCGGCCGCAGTGGAACCCGGATTCGCGGTGTAGTGAATTACAATATAATCGATAGCGTCCTTACCTCGGGAAGCCACCGTATAATTGTTTTTATTATTGTTAACATAAGAATCATTGATGTACATATCAATCGCTCCTTGTTTCCATTTACCAAAATAAAAGTGACCCCACTCGTTAGAGATAGAGTCACTTCCCAGGTAATCGTAATTTTTCTTCAGATCAGCAAGTTTGTCCCAATCAGGATTGCCATTGCCATCTGAGTATTTTTTGAAGCTTCGGAACTGATAGATTCTTCCATTTTGAATTCTAACAACTCCTCTGCAGAAAACATCGACCGCAGCCTGATACGACATGTAATCGTAGTAGTCGTAAACCTCTGTAAAACACTCCTCAAGTACTTTTGCGAGGTCGTGTATCTCATCTTCATAGATGTTCTTGATACATTGGGCTACAGCTACGTACGCGTTATAGCAACCACGCATAACACCCGCCTCGGCGTATACGGTTTTCGCTATTTCGATTAACATTTCCTTATCCATTCGTGTTGTACTTCTTTCTTCGTGCTCTATTGATAGCTGCGTTACTCTTCGCAAGTTCAGCGCCCTTCATCTTCTTAGCCGGCTGACTCTTAACATCGCATACTCGAATAAGTGTTATCAGTCGATTAAGGTGCCAGTTCTCACATTCGAGTGGGATGTTTAACGATACCATCCAATAATAGATGATTTCAGCAGTTACTAATTCACCAGTTTTGTTGCCTTTAGAACCCTTATCCGGAAATGTGGTAGCTGTCATAGGCGCCGCTATGTAATCGTTAATTGCGTCGATGTTTTCTTTAGTAAGTCGATGAATGACGCTCATTTCAACGTCTTCTAGCAACATACATTTTATATAATCAATGGTTTCCTCAGCGGTTTTAGCTGCTTTACTTAAGAACGCCTTACCCCATTTGGACTCCCATTTCTGAACAGAGACGAGTGAATGTTCGAGATGTAACTCGGTCTTTTCACCTGACACAAATATCTCATTAACCTCGTCCCAATATTCAATCGCAGGAACTAGAATGGTTAACATTTACTCGCCTCCAGTACTTTCAAAGTTAGTGCTTCTGAACCAGTGCCGGTCCATTCTGCTGCATACCCTTCGGTACGATACCATTAACGAACTCAGCCGCTGCGTCAGCATTCGTAGCCAGCTCCATAAACAGCTCGGAATATGCATTTGTCTGTGCGAACTTTCTGGAAATCTCCGGGGACTTCTCGAACTCTCTACCGTCAAGAGACTTAATACCGTAAGCCTTCAGGATCAGATCCTTAAACAGCTTGATAATAGACGGAGTGTCCTGTGCCGCACTGACACACCGAATTGTAGCTGCAAGACCGCCGGAAACACTCATCTCCATTTCCATAAGCTCGGCCTTGTTTAAATTGAACCAGAAATCTTCTTCTCTTTCTTTACCGTTAAAATCTACATACTTAATAGTCTTCTTAAGCATTATTTTTCTCCTTTCGATTTAAGAAGAGCCCCACCATTTTGAAGTGAGGCCCTTAAGATTACATTATCGATCACGCTGCTGTAGTATAACCACACAGAGTCAGAACCTCATCCGGCATCGGCAACTCGGATGTACCAGACTCACTACCATACAGCTTATCCTCGAGCGCCTTAAGCTTATCAGGATCGAGACTTGTAGATTCGATGTCGATTGTAGCGACCGGCTCAAATCCAGCAATCTCTACCGGAGTAGTGGATACTTCCCAAGACAGTTCAAGTGCCTCCGGACTGTCGTTAACAGTCGTGTAAGCTCTCTCACTCGGAGCAGCCAGACAACCATATACGAGATGGATGATGTATCCATGCTTTGTACCCTCGGTATCGTTACCGATAAGAGTTCTGTAAGAGAAGCCGAAGGTCTTACGCTTCTGCTGACCCAGCTTAACGCCTGCAACCGGAGCTACTGAACCATCACACTCGTCGAACTCTGTCGGAGATGTGTAAGCAGTGATAGTACATCCGTATTCCTCTGCGGACTGCATGTTAACGTACTTATG